GGGCAGCAATGGTAGCGAGAGTCAAGACACAGGTTTTTCAAGACTCAGTGCAGGGAAAGTTGCGCTGGGAAATGGTGATGCCGGGAATACCACGGGCACTTTTGTTTCTCAATATGTGCAAACCAATGCCTTAGCGGCCATCCCTGTGACTTCAGGTGCGGGCAACTCCCTCACGCTTTCTGCTGGATCAGGCGTTACGAGTGGTGCAGGGGCTAATCTCATCCTGAATCCCGGAGAGCAAGCGACCACAGGTGGTAGAGGTAGTGTGCTGATTGATGGGTTAAATGCAGGGAAAAGTAAAAGCTCAGGCACACACAATACGGTTTTTGGTGCAGGGGCGTTGGCGGCGGTTACCACTGGGGGTTACAATACAGCGACTGGACAACAATCCCTTGCAAACAACACCACAGGAAACAACAATACTGCAACTGGAGTTGAAACTCTTGTTTCTAACACCACAGGTTCTAGAAATACAGCAAATGGAGTTCATGCTCTCTATTTTAACACAACTGGATACGAGAATACAGCGACTGGACAACAAGCTCTTTCAAGCAACACCACAGGATTCAGCAATACAGCAAATGGATTTCAGACCCTTGTAAACAACACTACAGGGTACAACAATACAGCGAATGGATCTCATGCTCTTTATTCTAACACTACAGGATACAACAACACAGCAAATGGATTTTATGCTTTTCGTTCTAACACCACAGGAATCGAAAATACAGCGCATGGAAGCTATGCTCTTTATTCCAACACCACAGGAAATAACAATACTGCAACTGGATTCTCTGCTTTTTATTCTAACACTACAGGGTACAACAATACAGCGAATGGATCTCATGCTCTTTATTCTAACACCACAGGTTCTAGCAATGCAGCAAACGGGTTTGAGGCTCTTCGCTATAACACAACAGGAAACAGTAATGCAGCACATGGAGCCTATGCTCTCTGGTCTAACACCACAGGGTTAAGAAATGCGGCGCATGGTGATTCTGCTCTTTATTTCAACACAACAGGTGCTAGAAATACAGCAAATGGATTTCAGGCTCTTGTTTATAACAGCACAGGAAACGAGAATACAGCGACTGGAACCTTTGCTCTCTGGTCTAACTCTACAGGAAACAACAATACAGCGGATGGGTATCAGGCTGGCTACTCTATCACTACTGGAAGCAACAATACATTTTTGGGTTATTCTGCTGGTTACAACGCATCTCAGTTAGTTTCTGCTTCTAACAGCATGGCTTTGGGAAATGGCGCATTTACCACAGCCAGCAATCAAGTGGTAATTGGGAATACAAGTGTAACGCAGATAATTCTAAATGGCACAGCGACAACCAATGCTCTAGCCGCAATGCCTGTCACTTCAGGTGCGGGAAACAGCCTCACGCTGACTGCTGGTAGTGGAGTTACGAGTGGGGCTGGTGGAAGTCTCATCCTACAGGCTGGGCTACAAGCGACTACGGGAGGTGATGGCAAGGTCATCGTCAAGCAGGTGGCAGGGCAGACGAGTAATTTACAAGAGTGGCAGAATAGTAGTGGGACGGCGTTGGGGGCAGTGACTGCGGCAGGAAGGGTGGGCATTGGGACGGCGAGTCCTACATATGTTCTGGACATTAACATTCCCACAGCGACTGGGAATGAGCTTGCGTTCAGAATCAACGACTCTGACGGGTACGGCATTTATTTATCATGCGAGAACACGCTCAATTTCAACTGGGGGCAGAATTCCACCTCCATGGGCTACATCAATTTCCGTGGCTACCTGAACACTGCTAGTCAGTTCAGGGATCTTGCCATCTGTAATGGCAAACAATCAATAATCTCGTACTTTCAAGGCAGCACCAGCAATGTCGGCATCGGCACCATTTCACCCGCCGCTCGCACACACATCGTCCCCACCGCCGCCGTCAAAGGTCTCATCGTCCAAGGAGCCGCCAGCCAAACAGCGAATTTGCAAGATTGGCAAAATAGTGCTGGGACTGTACTAGCGTCCGTGGATGCAGCGGGAAACTTTTCTGCTGGCCCAATCATTGAAAATAAAGACACGGTATCGGCAAACAAAACAATTACCAGTGGCAGCAATGCTATGAGCGTTGGCCCTATCACGATCAACACGGGTGTATCTGTAACAGTGGGATCAAATCAGCGATGGATAGTCCTCTAATTTAAGGAGATAAAATGGCAGTTATAATTAACGGGAACAACACTCCAACGGCGGGAGGTGTGGGCTATGGAAACGCTACAGAGCTGGCGTTTACAGCAGCCGGAACATCTGGGCAACTGCTCGCATCTGGTGGGGCATCAGCTCCATCATTTACCGGCACGCCTGCACTTGGCACACCAGCAAGCGGCATCCTATCGGGTTGCACGGTTGACGGCACGGATGCTGTGGGATTTCGCAACATCCCGATCAACTCCAATAGTGCAGACTACGCAGCAGTTCTTGCGGATTCGGGCAAGGCGATATTCCATCCATCGACTGATGCCAACGCTAGGACATTTACGATTCCTGCCAACGCATCGGTGGCGTATGCACTTGGCACGGCACTGACATTCATCAACATGACCAGTCAGGTTGTCACGATTGCAATTACCACCGACACGATGTACCTGAGCAGTGCTGGCACCACAGGTTCAAGAAGTCTGGCCCAATACGGATCGGCAACGGCGATAAAAATGACCAGCACGACTTGGCTGATTTCAGGGAGTGGCCTAACATGAGTGGCGCACAGCAAGCGGTGTTTCAAAATCTAAGATCATTTGGCATTCCCGTTGACTATTTAGTCGTGGCGGGCGGTGGTGGTGGTGCCAGCCGCTGGCATGGTGGAGGCGGCGGTGCTGGTGGCTTTCGGTCTACCGTTACAGCAACGGGCGGTGGTGGGTCTTTAGAGTCTGTGTTATCCGTGGCAGCAGGATCACCCTACACGGTAACGATAGGTGGCGGCGGTGCCGGTGGGGCTGGCGGCGGCGGCAATAACATCGGTATAGTGGGCAGTAATTCAGTTTTTGGCACTGTAACTTCCGATGGCGGTGGTTACGGTGGGACAATTGTTGCTGGCGGAGCAGGTGGGAGCGGTGGCGGAGGCGGTGCGAACAGTGCAGGTGGCGCAGGGACGGCAAATCAAGGCTTTGGTGGCGGTGCAAGTCAAACACCCAACGGTGGTGGTGCTGGCGGCGGCGGTGCAAGTGCTGTTGGTGCCAATAATCCAAACGATTACAATGCTGGGCCGGGCGGTACAGGTGGGGCGGGCGTTGCCACGGTAATCTCGGGTTCATCGGTCTCATACGGCGGCGGCGGCGGCGGAGGTTCACATATTGGGGGTACAGGTGGGGCGGGCGGCGGTGGCACTAACGCTGGCAACGGTGGCGCAAATACGGGCGGCGGTGGTGCTGGTGGCAATGGCCACACCATTGCGGGTGGTACTGGCGGATCTGGCATCGTCATCATTCGCTACCCTGACTCCTATAATGCAGCGACATCAACAACCGGATCTCCAACCGTTACTGTAGCCGGTGGATACCGAGTTTATTCGTGGACCGGCAGCGGCACAATTACCTTTTAAGGAGGACACATGGCGCATTTTGCAAAACTTGATGAGTCAAACACGGTGTTGGAAGTGCTGGCTGTTCACAACAATGAGCTGCTTGTTGACGGCGTGGAAAGCGAAACCAAGGGCGTTGAGTTTTTTACCAACTGGAGCGGCGGCTACACCAACTGGAAACAAACCAGTTACAACGGACGGATCCGCAAAAACTATGCGGGTGCAGGGTTTGCCTACGATCCAATCCGGGACGCATTTATTCCGCCAAAACCATTCCCAAGTTGGCTGCTCGATGAGCAATCTTGCCAATGGAATGCACCCGTGCCATATCCCAATGATGGGAGAATGTACCGCTGGGATGAGTCAACCCTTGCATGGGTGGTGCTGTAGTGATCTGTTTGTTGGTATTTAACCTTTAAGGAGTCCTAGTTATGGCAGAAGTTCCAGTTCCTGAGTTCCCGCCAATCCCGGCCACCAATCCAACGGTAACCCCTGCGGTTCCATCGCAAACATTCGACCAATGGTTTATGACCAGTGTGTCTATTGCCCAACAAACTGGAGATAAATACGACCTTAACGCTTATTGGATCGAAGGCAACGCAACCGCATTGGGAACGGTCACAACGAACTACATTATCAGGGATTTGCTTAGCCAAGAGTCGCTCATTGCCAACCCTGAGATTGCCCAAAT